ACCTTCGGATGACCCACGTAGATATAGCTAGAAAGAACCTATTGTTTGCGTTTAATCTCCTTAGATACGTTTACTTGTAGCTGCCTTCTGAGGTATAGACCAAATGTTTTTGTTATAGCTCCTTCAGCTTCTTTCTTAGCAGGGAATATAGGACTGTAACTGACAGAAGATTGTGCAATAAATAAAGCACGTAATTGGTAAGTCCTTTCCCTTCTATATACACCTGCTGGTCTAGCACCTCCTTTTGGTTTCCCAATAAAAATATTGTTACCAGTTCTATTACCTGTACCTACAGACTTATATAATTTATTAATAAAACTTTTCTTGACGTTACCATACTGATCTTTATGCTTATCTAAAAATCTAGTAGGAACTAACTTAGAATCACGTGGCATATCTTTAGCGGTTGGATGATTAACAAACAAAGCATCATACTTAGCTCTTCTAGTGCCGCCATATATACTTCCACTTAAATATCTATTTTGGTTATATGGTCTATCTTTAGGTTTAATAACAGATGTTAGTGTGGACTTCTTAGCTACTGTTGCTCTAAAGCCTTTCTGTGTAGATGGTTTAGGTTTGTCTAAATAACGCCTTGCTGACCCTGCCAATGTATTTAATGCAGACTTTTGTTTACTACCAGGTAAGAATTTAGAGCCTTGTACAGAAGCGTTTATTGCTTGGGCTATGGAATAAGGTAATTGTTTTGTATGTTGATTAGTCCATTTAATAGCAGTAGGTAATTCTGATTTAATGTCTAACTTTATACCCATTAGAAAGGAATTGCTGTTTCTTCTTCTACTTTAGCTGATTCTCTTTTCTCTGGTAATACAAAATTGTTTACATTAACCCTTAATTGTTTTCTTTTCTGTGCATCATCTGTTTCATAGGTTGTATATTCAGCATCACCTGATACTGCTACAAGGCTACCTTTTTTATAGGCATCTACAATTAGTTCCCATCTTTTGCCCCATACTTGGCAATCTATAAATGATGTTCTATCTCTGCCATGAGAAACGGCTATTGTGAAGGCTGCCATGTCATAAGCACCTGCTTTTTTATATTCAGCGTCTTTTGTTAAACGCCCTGCAATTGATACATTAAACATTGTGATTAATTAAATAAGTGGCTATCAGGTTGTTAATACCTGACGAATAGGAAAAATTGTTTTCTTTGCAAAACTCTCTAAATGCTTTGTAATTAACAGGCGTAAGTTTTGAAGATACCAGAAAACGGTTTTTCCAATTA